ATGAACGCCAATATTGAAATCACAACCGACAGCAATGGGTGTGCGACTAAGTTACTGCTGAACGGCACCGATATTTCTAACATGGTGAGCGCGGTTACGTTTCGGCAAGTCGGAGGAGCTATGCCAACGGTGGAGTTAACCTTCGTGGCAGACTGCGTCAGCATAAAGACCCCTGCGTGCGTTCGGTATCCACAGGAGCTGCTAGACGCTGTGATGAAAAAGGGGAGGGAAGACCTGCGATCAGCAAATCTTCCCCTGCGGTTTAACGAGTGATGGCATTCGGAGCCTTTCTGAACAGCGGACAGGAAACCACACCGTTCAGATCACAGTCTGATACCGAGCACTCGAAAGCGCACTTTTTGTATTGAGGTGCGGCGGTTCCTAAAATCGGAACATGAACGAATTTAACCTCAATAGCGGCTTCTTCTCTGATATGTGGACAATATTCGGAAGAAGCTTCATAGATAGGTGCACGCATTATATTCCCTCCTTTCCGTCCTCAGTATAACACAGACTGGAATAGGAGGCTACCCCGAAAGCGAGGTGAACCAACATGACCGACCGCAACGAAACCTACACCGCGAAGGAGTGCGCGGAGCGCTTAGGGCTGGACCCGAACACGCTGCGCAACCTGATCCGCACCAAGCAGGTGCCGTTCGGCATTGCCGTCCGCCAGCCGAGCGGGCGCACACACTGCATTATCCCCAAGGCCGCGTTCGATAAGTTCATGGCCGAGGGAGTGCCGATGGAATAGAAAGGAGGAGAACCCATGTCCAAATTCACCGAAACCCTGAACTCTGTCGCAAGCGAGTTCGGCGTCGAGCCGGAAACGCACGAAGAAACGCACGCCGAACCGCCGATTGCACTCGACCGTGTGATTTTCACAGCGTTCGACGAGCTGGTCGGCCGTGTGGACGACTTCGACCGCATGGCCGCGAACTGGCGCCACGCGCTGACCCTCATGGAAAGCTACCTGCGCGACCAGTTCGGCACCATCCGCAGCTGTCCGGACACGGCAAAGCACTTCGCCGCCATCGCCGCGATTCTCGCGCAGAGCGAGATCAACGCATGAAAAAAGCCGCTGACGGGAGGGCAATCCCAGTCAACGGCAGACAAAAATATTTCAACCTCATAATACCACGAACAGGAGAGAAACACAATGGTAAAAATCATCTGCACCGAAAACAACGGCGTGAACAAGACCGAAGTCACGCTGGCTGGCGATCTGGACGTTATCGTTACGCAGATCGGTTACGCCGTCAAGACCGCGTACACGCAGATCCGTGGGCAGGACAAGAATGCCGCTGAGGAGTTTCGCGTCAAGCTGGTGCGCGCACTGGCGGCGCAGGACACGCCGTTCTGGAACCGCGACAAGTGCGAAGACGCGACCTGCCGCGCGGCGATCGTCCGCAAGGGCGCGAAGCTGACCGGCGACGACATTGCCGATCTGCTGCGCCGCGGCACGCCGACCCACATCGTCAAGGCACTGCTGGAGGAGATGGACGCATGAACATCGTACTGAAATCCTTGGATTTGGTGCACTTCAAGTGCTTCAACGTCCTGCATCTCGACTTCCACGAGGGCGTGAACAACATCTACGGCGAGAACGCCGCAGGCAAGACCAGTGTTTATGACAGCTTGACGTGGCTGCTGTTCAACAAGGACAGCGCCGGCAACGCGCGGCCGGACATCAAGCCGCACGGTGCTCCGGCAGGCACGATGCCCGAAGTCACCGCGATTCTTATCGTGGACGGCGAGCCGATCAAGCTGCGCAAGGTGCTGCGTGAGAAGTGGGAGAAGCCGCGCGGTTCGTCCATCGAGCGCTACGCCGGCGATACGCGCGACTACTACATCGACGATGTGCCGCTTGCGGAAAACGAGTACAAGCGCCGGATCGCGGAGCTGATCGACGAAACCCGCTTCAAGCTGCTGACCGACGTCTGGGCGGTGACGAGCAAAATGCACTGGAAGGACCGCCGCACGCTGCTTGCCGAAATCTGCGGTCTGCCGGAGGACAGGGAGCTGCTTGCCACGGCGCCGCAGTTCGCGGAGCTTAACGAGAAAGTCGGACGGCGGACGGTGGACGAATTTAAGTCCGTGCTGACCAAGCAGCGCAAGGACATGAACGCCAACCTCAACACGCTGCCCGTCCGCGTGGACGAGTGCAGCCGCATGGTAGGCGAACTGGAATCCCTCGATTTTGCCGCCGCACACATGGAAAGCGACCGTTTGCAAACCGAGCGCGAGCGTTTGCAGGGTGAAATCGTCAAACTGTCCAACAATACGCTTGCGGCGCAGGCACGTAACGAGCGTGACGCTTTGCAGGTGCAGCTGCGCGAACTGGAAGCCGAAAACGCCGCTCATCTGGCAAGCCAGCGCGTGCCGGTCGAGGACGAAACGCCTGCACTGACCGCCGCGCTTGACCGCGCGAAACACGAAGCCGACCGCCTGACGCGCACCATCGCACAGGAGCGCGACCTCGTTTTGAACGGCGAGACGCGGCTCGACGACTACCGCGCCCGCTGGCGTGCGATTGACGCGGAAGTTTTTACGGACGAGCATTGTCCGACCTGCGGGCAGGTGTTCCCGGCGGAACGGCTTGCGGAATCTCGTGCGGCGTTTGCCGAGCACCAGAAGCAGCGCAAGGACGCATTGCTCGAGGACAGCAAAATGGTCAAGCAGGGCATTGCCGCCGCGAAAGACCGTCTGCTGACCGCCGAAACCGCGCTGAAAACCGCCCAGGACGAGGTGCAGAAAGCGCAGATTGCCCTTGACAGCTACACGCCGCCGGTCGAGGTCGTGCCGGAGAACCTGCCGGACTATGACCGCCGCAAGGGCGCGATTTTGACGCTCATTGCGGACGCGGAAAAGCGGCTCGACCGCGTAAGCAGCGACACCGAACAGGAACGCCGCCGTCTGGAGACCGCGCTTTCTGCCGTCACCACCGAGAAGCTGACGCATGACGCGGTGCTTGCCAAGGAGCAGACGCTTGCAGATACGCGCCGCCGCATTGCCGACTTACAGGCAGAGCAGCGCACCGCCGCCGCTGAAATGGAGCAGATGGACAGGCTCATCGCCATGTGTGAGGAGTTCACGCGCTACCGCGTGCAGGCCATCACCGAGAGCGTCAACAGCCGGTTCCGCCTGACGCGCTGGCGGCTGTTCACCGAGCAGGTCAACGGCGGTCTGGCGGATTGCTGTGAGCCGATGGACCGCAACGGTTCGATGTTCGAGGGCACGAACAACGCCATGAAAATCAACATCGGCATGGACATCATCGACACGCTTTCGGAGTTTTACGGCGTGCGTGTGCCGCTTTTCGTGGACAACGCGGAATCGGTGACGCATTTGCAGGAAATCGGCTCACAGGTCGTGCGGTTGGTGGTTTCTGAGCAGGATAAGGAGTTGAGAATCGAATGAGCCTGAAAGCAAAACGCAAGGTCGTGAGCAGCATTCCGCCGATGGACGGCGGTACTTACATGGCTGTCTGCGTGGCGGTTATCGACCTCGGTCAGCAGTACAAGCAGTTCGAAAAGCAGAAGCAGGGCAAGTACGCCGAGGAATGTATGTTCATCTTCGAAATCCCGGCCGAGCGCGTTGAGGTGGACGGTGAGGACAAGCCGCGCTGGCTGTCGTCCCGCCGGTTTACGGTATCGCTGCATGAGCGTGCGGCGCTGTTCCAGATGCTGACCGCGTGGCGCGGCAAGGCACTGACCGATGCAGAATTGGATCCGGCCGGTGATGGCTTTGATCTGATGCAGATGGCAGGCGTACCGGCCATGCTCAGCGTGACCGTCGTTGAAAAGGATGACGGCAGCAAGTACAACCGCATCGAGGCGGTCACCGGTTTCCCTAAAGGCCTTCCGGCACCGCAGCCGGAGAGCGAAATCCTCGTATTTGATGCGGATGAGCCGGATATGGAAACGTTCGGCAAACTGCCCGAGTGGGTGCAGGACATCATCCGCAAGTCTACGCAGTTCGCGGACAACGCACCCGAGGAAAAGGTCGATATTCCGTCCGAAGAACCGGAAACGCCGCCTGACAGCAAAGGAGCGTGCCCGATTTGACGTTTACATCACTGGCGAGCAGCTCTCGCGGCAACGCCTACGTTGTGTCGGACGGTGAAACGACTCTGCTGCTGGAGTGCGGCCTGTCGTTCAAGGAGCTGCAAAAGCGGCTCGGCTATGGCGTGGCGGACATTACCGCCTGCCTTGTCAGCCATGAGCATCAGGATCACGCCAAGGCGGCAGCACAAATGCTGAAAGCGGGCGTGCCGGTATACATGAGCGAGGGCACGGCCGCCGCCCACAAGGATGCAATGGATGCGGCAACGCTCATCAAGGCAGGCGAGGTTCTGCGGTTCGGGCACCTGACCGTCGTTCCGTTCCGCACCTATCATAATGTGGAGGAGCCGCTCGGATTCCTTATTGAGGACGGCCGCACGAAGGAGCGGCTGCTCTGGGCGGTGGATACCGCGAATCTGGGCGTCACCGCCGATAAGCTGACCTACATCGCGGTTGAATGCAATTACGAGGAGCGCCTGCTGAACCGCAGCGACCGCATTCCCTCGGTGCTGAAAGACCGGCACAGCCATTTCGAGGTTTCGGACGTAATCCGTTGGCTGCACAAGCAGGATCTCAGCGGCGTGCTGACCATCTGGCTGCTGCACCTGTCCGCTGGCAACAGCAGGGCAGAGGCATGGCAGGTGAGGTTTGAGCGCGAGTTTCCCGGAATTGAAATTCGGGTGTGCCCGGAATGATTTTCGGAGAAGTGGACTACTCATAGTCAATTTTTCGGGGCGAATTACCAGATAGGCAGAGGAGGTTTCTGCATGAAGAAAATCAATATCAAGCTGATGCTGACCGACAAAACGGCGCTGGCGATCACGAAGTACGCCGACCGCTGGGGCATGACGCCCGGCGAGGTCGTGGACAGCCTGATGCGCTTCTACAAGCGCGAAATGAGAAAGAGGTATAACCATGAGTGAGAAGAATTACAACGCCACCGGCGAAATCAAGGAAATCGGTATTCTGGACATGATGAACGGCGCGATCGGTGAGCGCGCGGCGTATGAGCTGTCGCGCATTATGAAGAACTGCCGCGACCTGAACACCGAGGCGAAAAAGGCGCGGACGCTGACGATCAAGCTGTCGATCGTGCCGACCGAAAACCGCGACAGCGTGGCTGTCCGTGCAGAGGTCAGCAGCAAGCTGGTTCCGGTCAAGCCGATCGACGGCGCGCTGCTGCTGGGCGGCACAATGGACGAGCCGGTCGTTATGGAGTATACGCCGCAGGTGCCCGGTCAGCGGGACATCTACGGCGGCGAACAGGACGAGCCGAAAATCATCAAGCTGGAAAACGCCAAGCAGGCGTAAAGGAGAACGAACATGATCAAGAGTGCATTGGAATACATTATTGGGCTGAGCCGCCCGAACACAGAGGCAATCAACGGTGAGATTTATTCGGACAAGCCGCTGCACCGTCTTCCGCGCGAACTGACGGCATCGCCGCTGGCGGTACATACGCTGTCGGCGGTGCGCGATTACATCGAGAGCGGTGCGGACGAGTGCGCGGAGAGCGAGGACAGCATGGAACGCCGCTTTGTTATCCACGTCGAGGACGCACTTCGCACAGACGGAAATGCGCGACGAGCTGGTGAAGCTGGTCGGCACTGTGACCACTGACAACGGTGTGACGCTTGCGGACGATGGCATGACCCAGCGCGTGACCGCACGCAGCGGCGTTTCGCTGGTCAAGCAGGTGAATGTGCCGAACCCGGTTGTACTGTGTCCGTTCCGCACGTTCTCCGAGGCTGAACAGCCGGAAAGTCCGTTCGTGTTCCGTATTCGCCAGACCGGCGATGAGGTGCAGGCGGCGCTCTTTGCGGCTGATGCGGATGCATGGAAGCGTGAGGCCATCGCAAATATCCGCGACTGGTTCGAGCAGCACATTCCGCAGGAGCTCCGCGAGGACGTTATCATTCTGGCGTAAGCAGGCAAGGCACAGGGCGGCACACGCCGCCCTTCCTGCCCTGAAAACCGGAGGTGATACTACGGGCAGAAATTGTAAAGTTGCGTTGGACTGGTGGCCGAGAGATATAGGGCTGTTCCGCGATCCCAAGCTGCGAAGTGTGCGGCAGGAATTCGGCGTGCTCGGGCCATATATCTATGAGTGCCTGCTCGACATCGCCTACGGCGATAAGGGCTATTACATCAATTATTCCGGCCGAGGGCGTGAGGACGTTCTCTGGCAGCTTTCGGAATACGTTGCCGGGCGGTACGCCGTGCCGGTGGAGACAATTGCGAACGTGATCGACCGTTTGGTGGAGTGTGAACTTTTTAGCGACGGCCTGTACAAGCGAGGGTTTATCACGTCGAAAAGAATGCAGATGAGTTATTTCATTGCTACGCTGGGACGCAGCGGCGTGCAGATTAACTTTGACATCTGGCTGCCGACCGAGGAAGAGATGCGAGAGAAAAACCCGAGCGGCAAGTCTTTTGTGCTGCAATCCTTTATTTCTTGGCGAGAAAAACATATAACTGGGCAAGAAACGGATATTTCTCAGCCGGAAAGTACACACAGTACAGAACAGGACAGTACAGGAGAGAACAGTATAGTACAGCACAGCAGAGAACAGCAGAGCAGTGCGCCGGCGAGCGCTCTGGCTGATGAGCTGAAGGAGCTGCTGGGATGTAGATTTGATAAGAATTTCTGTCTGGAATTGGCACGTCTGCAAAAGCTGGGTATGCAGAAGGAAGTGTTTTTAGACGCTGCGCGGCAGACCAACGATAAGACACCGAGAAGTCCTGCGGCGTACTTCCGCACCGTGCTGCAAAGCTGCGAGAGGGATGGTATCCTGACGGCGGCGGATCTCGGCGCGACCAGGGCGAAGCCGATCGAGCAAAGCAGACCAATGCAGGCGGACGACGGCGGCTATCTTAGCCCGACGAACCTTCACGGCTCGAGTTGGGGGCAGGAAAATGCGCCCCTCGCGGACTGGGAGGAGGCGTGGCTTGCGCAGAAGGCAGAGATCAGAAAGAGACGTCAGGAAGCAATCGAACGCGGGGAAGAAGTGGACTGAGGAGGAGAACAACCATGAATGAGAGAGTAATCTGGACGCACCCGAAGGGGCGTTTTGAGGTCGTGGAGCGTACATACAGGGCACTGGACGGCAGGCTCGGGCGCGTGCGCGAATGCCGCTTCACGCTGCGGCGCGATGTGCGCGGACTGGCGTGTGATGTGGCTGCTCGGCCAATCAGCGTTGATCTGGCGCTTTGCGTGCCGCAGAAAGGCGTGCATGGTCCGGTGACCGCCGCCGATGTAGACATGTGGTGCAAGTGGTACCGGCAGGGCAAGTCCGTTGCGGATATCTCGGAAATGGCGGGACGGAACGAGAAAACCGTCACTGCCAAGCTGAAAAAGCGCGGGGTGCTGCTGACAGACGAGGAACAGCGGAAAATCCGAAGCCTTGCCGTGCAGGGCTGGACGGCGGCGAAGATCGGCAAGGAGATCGGGTATCCAAGAGCAGCGGTGCGCTGCTGCGTGCGGGAGATGGAGGTGCAGCATGGCAAAGTGTAAATTCTGTGGGGAGCCGGTTAAGGTTTCCCCGGTGTTCCACCCGTCCTGCTGGGTGCAGGCAGTGAACAAGTACGCAGGTGAGATCTGCGATGAGTATTGCAAGTTTCCTTTTGAACTGGACTATGAGGCACTGGTGGACAAGTGCGAGCAGTGTCCGATGACACGGCTGAAAGAGTTGGGAGGTAACGAGGTATGATGCGGGAACTGTCAAAGCGGGACATTCTCGCCCTTACCAACGAGAGCAAGCGCAAGGCCGTGCTGTCTGGCTGGCAGAACTGGGGCATCTGGCACAAGGCGCCTGAGATCGGGCTTAGCGTGTACCGGCTCGACCTGCCGGACGGCAGCTTTTTCACGGCCAGCTGGTATGAGGGCGACGACTTCTTTCCGGGCGGCGGTACGCATAACGTCAACCGTCCGCGCTTCAATCTCTGCGACAAGGGCGGCAAGTTGAAAGCCGGGAGCAAGGCCGAGAGCCTGCTGACGGACAAGCTCAAAGAGCTGCGGAAGGAGCTGCTGGAACGGGAGAGCAACGGCCATGCTTGAAACCAACCATTGCTACTGCATGGATTGCATGGAGGGAATGGCGCAGTTCCAAGACGGCTGTTTTGATCTCGCTGTGGTAGACCCTCCGTACTTTAGCGGACCGGAACGCCGCCACTATTACGGCTCCAACGTAAGCCGAACCAGAGTGCGGCGCAATTATTACCCTGTATCAGCAGCATGGAAAGTGCCGGGAAAGGCATACTTTGACGAATTGCGGCGAGTGTCAAAGCACTACATCATTTGGGGCTGCAATTATTTCAGCTATGATTTCGCGCCCGGCCGGATTGTGTGGGACAAATGCAACCAAAGCTCGAGTTTCTCGGATTGCGAGATTGCCGCCACCGACCTGTTTACCAGCGTGCGTCTGTTTCGGTATATGTGGAGCGGTATGCTGCAGGGGAAAAGCGTTGCGGAGGGGCATATTCAGCAAGGGAATAAGGCACTCAATGAGGTGCGTATTCACCCGACACAAAAGCCGGTTGCGCTGTATGACTGGCTGTTTCAGCGTTATGCGTCGCCGGGTATGCACGTGCTGGATACCCATTTAGGGAGCGGCAGCAGCCGGATCGCGGCATATAAGGCTGGACTGGATTTCACAGGTTTTGAAATGGACCGGACATATTTCGATGCTGCCGAAAAGCGGTTTAGCAAATTTGCAGATCAAATCAGTTTGTTTTATGGGGAAGGAGCGGACACATATGAAAACCGATGAGCTCATCAAGGCCCTCGGAAGGCTGAAAGTGCAGACCGGCTCGTTGGCGTGCCTGGGCTGCAAATACGAGGATGCCTGCGGTGTGCATGGTTGCGCGATCATGCGGGAGGCTGCGGTGCGGCTGAACCTGTACGAATACGCGCTGAAGCAGGTCGCAAAGGAACGCGACACGCTGCTTGCGTTGCTCAAGCGCATCGCCGCCTGCGAGACCTGCAAGAATAACCAGCCGTCCGGCGAAGATGACGGCCACTGCACCGCCTGCATGACCGGGCAGAGATGCAAGTGGAATGGAGGCTGCCGTGGATAAGGAACACAAGGCCGTCGAGCGGCTGCGCCTCGCCGCGGAGATGAGCGAAACCTACTACGCCAAGCCGCTCATCATCACCACATCGGGCGGTAAAGATAGCGATGCGTGCCTTGCGCTGGCGCGTGCGGCGGGCATCCGCTACGAGGTACAGCACAATCATACCACGGCCGACGCGCCGGAGACCGTCTACCATGTGAGAGAGACCTTCCGGCGGCTGGAAAATGAGGGTATCAAGTGTACCGTCAATCTGCCGACATATAAAGGTCAGCGCGTGACAATGTGGAGCCTGATACCGCAAAAACTCATGCCGCCGACACGCATTGTGCGATACTGCTGTTCCGTGCTGAAAGAGCAGGGCGGCAAAGGCCGTATGATAACAACAGGCGTCCGCTGGGCGGAAAGCGCCAAGCGCCGCAAGAACCGCGGTATTTACGAGAAACAATCCGCCGTCATAAGCCGCAAAATCACAATCAGTAACGATAATGACGATACGCGGCGGCTGTTTGAAAACTGCCGATTGCAGGCAAAGCGCGTTTGCAATCCAATCGTGGACTGGACGGACAGCGATGTGTGGGATTACATTCGTTCCGAGCATATCCCGGTCAATCCGCTGTATGAGTGCGGCTTCCGCCGGGTCGGTTGCATCGGCTGCCCGATGGCGGGACGCGCCACAAGGCAGATGGAGTTTGCCCGGTATCCGACTTACGAGCGGATGTATATCCGGGCGTTTGAGCGGATGCTGAAGGCACGGCGAGCGCGGAATTTGCCAACTAAGTGGGAGACCGGTATGGACTGCTTTCACTGGTGGATGGAGGATGGCGTGCTACCGGGACAGATGGAATTTGAGGTGGAGGGAGACAGGTATGACGATTAACCAGGCAATCCGCATCCTCGACCCGGAAACGACAGCCGAGGAGCTGGCAACGATCGAATACTACGGCGGTCTGCACGGCAGAGAGAAGATGGTCGCTGCGTGTGACGAGGCCTGCCGCATAGCGGTTCAAATTATGAGAAAATACATGGAGGAACAAAAATGAAAAAGAAAATCATGGCGGCACTGCTCTGCGGTGCTATGATGTGTAGTCTGTCAGCCTGCAGGGAGAGCGAGCGCGTTGCCTACAACATCTCGAAGGAGGCGGACAATTTCAACGTCACGCGCCGTCTGGAAGTCATCAACGCGCGTACGGACAAGCCGGTGTTTGAGCTGATCGGCAACTTCGCCATCTCGAACAACAGCGAGAACGAGCTGGAGGTGACTGTCGAGACCGGGCAGGGCGTTTACAAGAAACACCTTGTGTACCTCAACGACTGGACGATCTACGTTGTAGAGGACGTCAGCGGCGCTTACGTGGACAAGTTCCACTACGAGGTGAATTTCCTGCCGGAGATGATCATTCCGGTTACGGTGACGTCGCATGACTAAATACAGCGACAAGGTTCGGCGCTACCTTGCGTGGCGCTACGGTATTACGGACAGGGAGGGGAAGCATTGAATAATCGTGAGGACTGGTGGGAGTACACGAAGCGCATCATCCGGTCATATCCGGCACTGTGCCGCAAAGCGGAGAGCGTGGGCGACATACCCTGCACACCGGCCTACGGCGCGTCCGGCGGTCACAGCAGCGGCGGCAGTCCGGTTGAGCGTGCGGTCGTTGACCGCCTGACTGACAAGGAGCAGCGGAGGTATGATGCGGTGCGGGCTGCCATCTCGGAAACCGAGGTGATGAAGCATGGCCACCAGCGCATGGAGCTGATCGACCGCGTGTACTGGAAGCGAAGCCATACGCTGTATGGTGCGGCGATGTGTGCACTGGTGAGTGAGAGGACGGCGAAACGCTGGAGCGCGGAGTTTGTTCGCACGGTGGAGAAGTATTTGGATCTACCATAAAATTTTTTTGAAGTTGGCACTTCATGACATACAAACCGTGGTATTCTTGTATCATGAAGTTCAGCGGGAATGAAACCAAGGTCCCGCGTTTCTCCTGCTTCATGTTTGGAAACACCTCCGGAAAGGCACTCTTGGAAACAAGGGTGCTTTTTCGTGCCCGGATTTCAGAAAGGACGGTGCAGAATGGCAAAAGGCAAATATCAGGAATGGCTTACGCCGGACGGCATCACCCGTCTGGAAGCGTGGGCGAGAGACGGTCTGACAGATGAGCAGATCGCAGCCAGGATCGGCATTACGACCAGCACGCTGTACGACTGGAAAAACAAATACTCGGAGTTTTCGGAGGCCTTAAAAAGGGGAAAAGAGGTCGTAGACATCGAAGTTGAGAACGCTTTACTCAAGCGTGCACTCGGCTACGACTACACCGAGGAGCGCGTAGAGCGCAGTCAGGATGGCGGAAAGAAGAGCATCAAGACCGTGCAGACGGTCAAGCACATTCCGCCGGACACGACCGCGCAGATCTTCTGGCTGAAGAACCGCAGACCGGACAGGTGGCGCGACAAGCAGCAGATCGAGCACTCCGGCACTCTCGAGGTGGAGAACCCGCTTGCCGGTCTGACCACCGAGGAGCTGCGAAAGCTGGCTGACGATGGTTGACGCGCGTATTCGACGCATGGCGCGGATTGAGCTTGCCCGGCGTGATTTCTGGTCGTTCTGCAAGCTGATGGCGCCGGACTTCTACCGCGAGGACCGGCCGTACCTCAAGACGCTGTGCAGGCGCTTACAGGCGTTCTGTGAGAGCGACCGCAAGGTGCTGGTGGTCAATATGCCGCCGCGCCACGGCAAGAGCCGCACAGCGGTGCTGCTGAGCCAGTGGTTGTTTGGGCGCGATCCGTCCGAGCAGATCATGACCGGCAGCTACAACGAAACGTTGTCCACGACGTTCGCACGGGCGGTTCGCGACGGCATTGCGGAGGAACGGTTTGACCCGAGCCGCATTGTGTTTTCGGATATTTTCCCGCAGACACGCATCAAGTACGGCGAGGCCGCCGCAGGCAAGTGGGCGCTTGAGGGGCAGTACGCGAGTTACCTTGCTACCTCTCCGGGCGGCACGGCGACCGGCTTCGGCGCACGCAAGCTCATCCTCGATGACCTGATCAAGAAAGCCGAGGAGGCTTTTAACGAGGGCGCACTCGACAAGCAGTGGCAGTGGTTCACGGACACGATGCTGTCCCGAACCGAAACCGGCTACAAGATCGTTATCATCATGACGCGCTGGGCGACCGGCGACCTCGCAGGCCGTGCGCTGGAGCACTGGCCGGATGCGGAACTCATCACGATGAAAGCCTTGCGGGACGACGGCACGATGCTGTGCGACGCGGTTCTCACCCGTGAGGACTACGAGGACAAGGTTCGCACGATGAGCGAGGAGATCGCCAGCGCGAACTACCAGCAGCAGCCGATCGACCTGAAAGGCCGTCTGTACAGCAGCTTCAAGACATACACAGACATTCCGCGCGATGCAAACGGCAGTCCGCTGTTCACGCATATCCGCAGCTATACCGACACGGCGGACACCGGCGCGGACTATCTGTGCAGCATCATCTACGGCGAGTATAACCATGAGGCCTATGTGCTCGACATCTACTACACCAAGGACCCGATGGAGATCACCGAGCCGGAAACCGCACGGCGGCTGCTGGCGCACGGCGTAAACCTCGCGAAAATCGAGAGCAACAACGGTGGCCGCGGCTTTGCCCGCAACGTGCAGGAGCAGCTTCGGCGGCTCGGCTCCAACCGCTGCCGTGTGGAGTGGTTCCACCAGAGCGAGAACAAGGTCGCGCGTATCCTGACTAACTCGACGTGGGTGCAGGATCACATTTACTACCCGGTGAACTGGCGCGACCGCTGGCCAGAGTACGCAAAAGCAATGTTACATTACCAGAAAGAGGGCAAGAACGCCCACGATGACGCTCCCGACGCGACAACCGGCGTTGCGGAGCAGTTTACCAGGAAAGGAGGGGTCAGCGTATGGTGAAAGTGAACAGTCGCACGATTCAGCGGCTATTACAGGGGCACGGGCAGTTCATCCGCGCAGCGGACGAGGCGCGGCGCTATTACAGCAACGTCAACCGCATCAAGCAGGACAACAGCGTTTTGCAGCGGCAGGCAGAGACCGAGCAGGCGCTCGGCAATCCGCTGCACCTCGCGGACAACCGCATTTCGCACTCGTGGCATAATCTGCTCGTGACGCAGAAGGTTTCCTACGCGCTGAGCTATCCGCCGGTGTTCGATGTGGGGAACAAGACCGCCAACGAGCGGATCGCAGAGATCCTCGGAGATCAGTACACCGCAACGGCCATGCAGCTCGGCATTGACGCGAGCAACACCTCGGTCGGCTGGCTGCATTACTGGCGCGGCACAGACGGCAGGTTCCGCTATCATACCGTAGACCCGGAGCAGATCGTGCCGGTGTTCTCCGGTACGCTGGAGAGCGATTTAGTCGGTGTGCTGCGCTGCTACACCATGCTCGACCCGGAAAGCGGTCAGACCGTGCAGGTGTGCGAGTATTGGGACGACACGACCTGCCGATTTTACCGTCAGAACGGCGTGTCCGGCAGCTATGCTTACTTCGATTACCCCGAGGTAGGACAGGAGCTGCGGCACGGTCTTGGCGCTGTGCCGTTCATCCCGTTTTACAACAACGCCGACCGCATGGGCGACCTGCCGCTGTACCGCGACCTCATCGACGCCTACGACAAGGTGGTTTCCGGCTTCGCCAACGATATGGAGGACGTGCAGGAGGTCATCTTCGTCATCAAGAACTACGGCGGCACGGACAAGACCGAGTTCATGAGCGACCTCAAAAAGAGCAAGCTCATCAAGGTCGAGGGGGACGGCGGCGTGGACACCATCCGCGCGGAGATCCCGTTTGAGGCACGCAACGCTTTTCTCGAAAGAACCCGCCGTCAGATCTTCGTTTCCGGCATGGGCGTTGACCCGAATCCGGAGAATTTCGGAAATTCGTCCGGTGTGGCGCTCAAGTACCTGTACAGCCTGCTTGAGCTGAAAGTCGGCATGATGGAAACGCAGTTCCGCTCCGGCTTTGCTGAGCTGGTGCGTGCTATCTGCCGCTTGGAGGGTATCGCGCAGCCGAAACGAATTCTCCAGACCTGGACGCGCAACATGGTCCAGAACGACCTCGAAACCGCACAGATCGCGCAGCAGTCGGTCGGCATTATCTCGGACAGAACCATTCTCGCAAACCATCCGTGGGTAGACGATGCCGAGAGCGAGCAGAAGCAGATGGAAAAGGAACAGCAGGCGGCAGCCGAGAAGCAGCCGCAGTTCCGGTTCCCGCCAAAGGACGGTGCAGGCGATGGCAGCAGCGGATAAGCTGAACGGCGCCTACTGGCGCAAACGTGCCATCGAGCTGGCCGAGAAGCAGAAAACCGAGGACGCCGACCTGTGCCGCCGCGTCAGCCGCGAGTACGAGCGCATTCTGCATGAGCTTGACCGCGAACTGACCCTGTTTTACGCCCGCTATGCCGCAAACGAGAGCGTCAGCATGGCAGACGCACGCAGGCTGCTGCGGGATGCAGAGATGGAGGACTTCCGGATGTCGCTGGACGAGTTCCGCGACAAGGCGCTTGCAGGCGGCTTTGATAAGGAGCTGGAGGAGGTTTATCTCCGTTCGCGTATCTCGCGCTTGCAGGCATTGCAGACGCAGGTGGAGCTGCGGATGATGGAGCTGTTCGGCTCTCAGCGCGATGTGCTGCGCGAGCATCTGGAGGAGCGCTATACCGACACCTACTACCGCACGGTGTACGCCGTCAGTCAGCAGATGAATGTTGCAAGCACATTCGCTCGCATTGACCCGCAGACGGTCGAGAAGATACTCGCCGTGCCGTGGCTCGGCAGTGAGTTTTCCTCACGCATCTGGGCAGACAAGGACAAGCTGACCCGTGAGCTGATGCAGACGCTCTCACGCGGCTTTGTCCGCGGCGACTCGCTCGACCGCATGACGAAAGAGTTTGCCAAGCGCATGGGCGTGTCCGAGAGCCGCGCGGCAACGCTCATCCACACCGAGAGCGCCCATATGGCGGCTGAAGCTGCCGAACAGGGATACCGGGAAACAGGTGTCCAGTCCTATCGGTTCGAGGCAGCACTCGACCTCAAGACCTGCGCAGTGTGCGGCGCTCTGGATCAGCGCGAGTTTCCGCTTGCGGAGCATGAAACCGGCATTAACTATCCGCCGCTGCATCCGCGCTGCCGGTGTACCACCGTTCCGGTGACGGCGTTCGAGATAGGCAATAAGCGTGCAGCCAGAAACCCCACGACCGGCAAGACCGAGTATGTCGAGAAGAAGCTGACGTATGAGGAATGGCGGAAGAAGTATGTTGATGGGGACGTGAAAACGTCCGAACCAGTTGCAGAACCGACAAAATCTGCTATAATAAAACCTAAGATAGCGGAGAATGGGGACGCGGCCGTGCAGAATGAGCAACCGATTTATCGGACGTTGGGAAAACTGAAAACTGACTATTTGGAAAAGCGTTTTGGATCGCTACAAACAGATGAGCTGATTATTATGGACGAACGTCTGGAGCATATCCGAGAGCGCCACCCGGAAGATGTGGAGCTGTTCGAGAAATATGGAGCCGCTGCGGCAATTGAGCCGGATACCGTTCTTGTTGACGGTAAGCATGACGGAACGGTTTTCATGGTAAAGGGCTTGCCGGACACCAATTTGAATGTTGTTGTACGGCTTGCGCTGGATACTGATGATACAGGTCGGAAGAACTCTATCATGACGTTCTATCGCATCAGAGAAAAGAATTTGAAGAAACTCATAAACAAAAGCGAGGTTCTTTACAGCAAGGAATAAATCTGTTATAATAATCATACAGATAAACGGTATTTTGAAGTAGAGATTGTGCTGCTACGCACCCTCTGGGTCAAAAGAAATGTGGGAAAGGGCACACCCACCAAAATACCAGAAATCCCGATAGGGGCGCTTCGGAAACGAGGCGCCTTTGTCGTACAACCGAAGAACTAACCACCAAGACAACCGTCAAGGTGGTTTTTTCATACCCATTTTTCGATGAAAGGAGCAAAAAACAATGGAATTTCTCAAAAGCCTTTTTGAAAAGGGCGCACTGACGTGGGAGCAGTTTCAGCAGGCAGCCAAGGACGCAAAGTTTGAGGTGGTCAACGCCGCCGGCGGCGCTTACGTTCCCAAGGCCGATCTGGACACCAAGGCGCAGGAGCTGACCACGGCGAACAACACCATCAAGGACCTGCGGGATGCCGCCAAGGCGTGGGACGGAAAGGACCCGAAGAAGCTGGAGGACGACCTCAAGAACCTCCAGACCAAGTACGACACCGACACCGCGAACATCCGCCGCGACGCTGCCATCGACCTGGCGCTGACCCGTGCCCACGCACGCGATCCGCAGCTGACCCGCGCGGCGCTCTCGATGGATGACATCAAGATCGGCGCAGACGGCAAGATCACCGGCCTTGACGCGCAGGTCGAAAGTCTGAAAAAGGACAAGGCATGGCTGTTCGAGGAGGACGGCGCAGGTCAGTCCGGCAAGCAGGGCGACAAGGGCGGAAACCCGAACGGCGGTCAGGGCGGCGGCTATGACCCGCAGTCCGGCGGCAACCCGAACACGGTAAACGACCTCGGTTCCGCTCTCGCAGAAGTATACAACACCAACGGCTAACAGAAAGAAGGAATGAAAAATGCCTATCACTCTCGCACAGGCAAAGGTCGGCATGGCAAACCATGTGGACCAGCAGGTTATTGACCAGTTCCGCCGCGGCTCCATGCTGCTGGAGGCACTGACCTTTGACAACTCGGTTTCCCCCGGCACGGGCGGCTCGACCCTGACCTATGGCTACACCCAGCTCAAGACCCCGGCAGGCGCGGACTTCCGCGACATCAACGCCGACTACACCGAGACCGTTGCCGACCGCGAAACCAAGTCGGTTGACCTCAAGATCTTCGGCGGTACGTTCAAGATCGACCGTGTTCTTGCTAACACCGCGAACGGCCAGATCAGCGAGGTGCAGTTCCAGCTGGAGGAGCACATCAAGGCGACCACCAACCTGTTCCACTACACCGCCATCAACGGCGACAAGGGCACCAAGGGCTTTGACGGTCTGGACACGCTGCTTGTCGGCACTTCCACCGAGCTCAATGCCGACGCATCCAAGGCGATCGACCTGTCCACCTCGGCGGCGATCGACACCAACTACAAGACCGTGCTCGATATGCTCGACGAGTTCCTGTCCGAACTGGACGGCGTGCCGACCATGCTCATCGGCAATGCGGCGCTGCTGACCAAGATCCGCTCCTGCGCCCGCCGTGCCGGTTATCTGACCCACGCCGAGGACGCTTTCGGCCGCCAGATTGCAGGCTACAACGGCATTCCGTTCATGGATATGCAGTATTACTACGACACCGCCGAGAAGAAGGAAAAGCCGGTCGTGCCGATTACTTCGCGCGAATACGGCGCATCTTCGTCCAAGACCACGGTTGCCGGTCTTACCGACCTGTACGCAGTCCGTCTTGGTCTGGACGGCTTCCACGCGGTCTCTCCGATGGGCGGCAAGGTGATTTCGACCACGCTGCCCGATTTCTCCACCGCAGGTGCAGTCAAGGCCGGTGACGTGGAAATGGTAGCCGCTACCGTGCTCAAGAAGTCCCGCGCAGCCGGTGTTCTCCGCAACTTCAAGGTAAAGTGAGGGAAGCGCTATGTACAAGATTAAGGCACCGAACGAGGAGTACGACCGCAAGATCGCCGGCGTGCAGTTCGTGAATGGTGAGGCACAGACGGATAACGAGTGGCTCGCAAGCTGGTTTTCCGGCCGTCCGGGCTTTACCGTAGAAACCGTGACCGCCGAGGAGGAAACCGAGCCGACCGAGGACAAACCGAGGGGGAAGCGCAGGAATGACAAGGGAAACGCTGATGCTGCGGGCGCAAAGCCTGCTGCCGAACCTGCCGCAGGAAACGCTTGAGTTCGCCTGCGATCTGGTGCTCGAGCAGATCTGTAACTACTGTAATCTGACCGAGGCGCCGGACGGCCTGACGAACACCGCAGCGCTTATGGTACGTGGTCTGGTAAACGGCGTTCAGCTCCAGAACGAGAATATGCAGCCTGCCGCAAAGGGCGTGTCCAGAGGGGATACGTCCTTTTCCTTTGCAACCGCAGCGGAACAGCTGGCGGCACTGGCAGGCTCGGGTGACTTCCTCACCGACTACAAGGCGCAGCTGAACGCCTATCGAAAGATGAGGTGGTAGTATGCTCGGCAATCCGGAGCTGGAGCGTGTGCTGCTCGAGCAGACCTATGACGGCGTGATGACCGTCACCGGCACACGCAAGGAAACCCGAAACGGCGAAACGATTGTGACGCCGGACGCGGTACTGCACGAGAATATCCCGTGTGCGCTGTCGTTCTCGGGCACACCGGACAGCAAGACGGACGCGAACAGCAGTCAGGTCAGCTATCAGGCCACGATCTACTGTGCGCCTGATCTGGCTGTCCCGGCAGGCTGCCGCATTGTGGTTCAGCAGTACGGCGCGACCTATCGGCTGAAATACAGCGGCGAAAGCGTGGTCTATCCGACCCATCAGCAGCTTTCCGCCGTTCGAGAGGAGCGAGCGTGATGGCAAGCTGGGGAAGCTGTGATTTTCACGAGCTGCGCGACTTAAACGAACGCATTAAGGCCGCCGCCAGTGAACCGGAGATGGACGCTTTCTACACCGGACTGCTGGACGAGATGATGAACGGTCTGCTGAAAAACGTCAAAAAGGTCACGCCGTATAAAACCGAGCACCTGAAACGTAATTGGTTTATTACTCATGCGCGGCGCAGCGGGAAACATTACCGTGCGGAGATTTATAATAACGTCTTTTACGCGCCCTATGTGGAGAACGGACACCGTATCGTCCACAAGGGCGTGACGCACGGTTTCGTTGAAGGCAAGCATATGCTGCGCGACAGCCTGTTCGACCTGCAACGCGCCGCGCCGGACTTTATCAAGACCAAGAGCGAGGAATTCCTCAGCCGCATGATGGAGGGCAAATGATAAACACCGTACAGGAAATTGTAGACCGTCTGCGCACGGCGTTTCCGCCGGAGCAGTACGACATTTACACCGAGAGCATCGAGCAGGGCTTCTCTGTGCCATGCTTCTCCATTCGGCAGCTTCGTGCGGACGTCACGCCGTATCCGTCCGGCCTGCATGAGATCGTGCAGCACATGGACGTGCGGTTCTTCCCGTCGGATAGCCGTCCGCAGGAGCAATGCCGAGAGACCGCACAGACGCTCACGCTGCTGCTGCGGCGCACGGAAAGCCTGCGCGGGAGCAATCTCTCGTGGGAAATTACAGACGAGGTGCTGCATTTCTTCGTAGATTACCGGCAGTTCGTTCGGGAAATCCCGGAGGACATCCCGATGGAGAATTTGCAGACCACCGTAGGAACGGAGAACGAAAATGGCAGTTAAACGCAAAACTGAGGCAGGAGCACCGGCGTTTACCGGCGCACAGCTCCTGACCTTCGACAGATACCGCGAGCGGCGCGACCTGCTGGGTGTGCTGCTCGACAAGGATCAGCGCTACACCTTTTCCGAGGTGGACGCGCTCATTGACAACTTTATGAAAGGCAAGGTGAATTAAATGGCTTTAGGCGGCGGTATGTATACCGTACAGAACAAGGTTCTGCCCGGTGCGTACATCAACTTTGTGTCGGCGGCTCGTGCGTCTGCGACCCTGGGCGACCGCGGCACGGCGGCTTTCCCGCTGTCCCTCGACTGGGGACCGGAGAACGAGGTCGTGACCATCGAGAACAGCGAGTTCCAGAAGGGCTCACTTGCGCTGACCGGCTACGCCTACACGGCGGATGAGCTGCGTCCGCTGCGCGAGATCTTCGCAAATGCCAAGACGCTGCACCTGTTCCGTCTGAACAGCGGCGGTGCAAAGGCAGCATGCAAGTACGCAGAGGCGAAGTATCCGGGCAAGATCGGCAACGAACTGAAAATCGTCATTCAGCAGAACGAGGGTTTCACGGCATCGACGAACGAGGTTTACGACGTTTCGACCTACCTCGGCACGACCCTGATGGACACGCAGAAGGCGGTGAAGGCGGTTTCCGACCTCGAGGACAACGACTATCTGCACTGGAAGGGCAGCGAAGCGCTGACCGAGAACGCAGGCTTGCTGCTCACCGGCGGCACGACCGGCGCGGTGCAGGACGCAGCTTACCAGACGTTCCTCGACAAGATCGAGCCGTACAGCTTCAACGCAGTCGGCTGTGATACGAAGAACAGCACGGTCAAGGGTCTGTTCGCGAACTGGACGCGCCGCCTGCGTGACGAGCAGGGCGTGAAGTTCCAGTGCGTGCTGCATGGTTATCCCTCGGCAGACTATGAGGGCGTGATTTCCGTCAAGAACGGTCTGGTCGGTGCATCTGATGATACCTCGGCTGTCTACTGGACGACCGGCGCGGAATCTGCGTGCGCGGTCAACCGTTCGATGACCAATTCGACCTACACCGGCGAGTACGACATCGACACGAACTACACGCAGACCCAGCTTGAAAAGGCGATCAAGGCCGGTGAGTTCACGTTCCACCGTGTCGGTGACCAGACGCGCGTGCTGACCGACATCAACACCTTTGTGTCCGTCACGGACGAAAAGAGCGCGGATTTCTCGTCCAATCAGGTCATGCGCGTGCTCGACCAGATCGCCAATGACATTGCAAGCCTGTTCAACTCGAAGTACCTCGGCAAGGTGCAGAACGACGCAAGCGGCCGCGTAAGCCTGTGGAGCGACATTGTAGCGCACCACACCCAGCTCCAGACCATCCGCGCCATTGAGAACTTTGACAGCAGCAGCGTCACCGTGTCGCAGGGCGACATGAAGAAGTCTGTTGCGGTCGAGGACCATGTACAGCCGGTTTCCGCGATGGAACAGCTTTACATGAAGGTAATCGTTGAATAAAGGAGGGAAAAGTCATGCTGAACGCTCCTGTTATGGAAGCAAATGATGCGGTAGCCGGTTCGATGGCCGAGTGCTACGTCACCCTTGACGGCAACCGCTACAATATGATGCAGCTGTACAGCTTTGAGTCGTCCGCGAAGGTCGACATTCAGGACGTAAAGCTGCTCGGCCGCACCGGCAAGGGCAAGAAGCCAAGTGGGTGGTCCGGTTCGTGGAAGGGCACGGCGCACTTTAACCAGAGCGTGTTCCGCCGCTGGTTCCTGATCTACTGCAAGACCGGCAGGATGACGCCGTTTGAGATTCAGGTGTCCAACGAGGACCCGTCCTCGTCTGCCGGCCGTCAGACCATCACGCACACCGGCTGCCTGATCGACAGCTCGATTCTGGCGAAGTTCGACGCGGGCGACAGTCTGCTTGATGAGGAGCTTTCCGGCACGTTCGACGGCTGGGATATGCCGGAGGAATTTAACACGCTGTCCGGTATGGAATAAGGAGGAATTTGTACAATGGGTAATCTTACCGCATTTCTGGCGCAGAACGCCAAACAGGTTGAAAACGTAAGGCTGGTCGTGTCCGACCGCTTCACCGATGAGGACGGCAAGCCGCTCGAGTGGGAGGTGCGCTGCATTTCCTCGCGCGAGGATGAAACGCTGCGCCGTGACTGCCAGTACCGTGTACAGGTGCCGGGTAAGCGCGGCAGCTTCCGTCAGGAATTCGACAATGTGCTGTACCTTGCCAAGCTGGCAGCCGCCTGCACGGTTTATCCGAACCTCAACGACGCAGAATTGCAGGACAGCTACGGCGTAAAGTGCGCCGAGGAGCTGATCTCGGCCATGCTGACGCCGGGTGAGTATACGAACTATACGGAAAAGCTGTTCGATATCTGCGGCTTCGGTGACAAGCTCAATCTGATGGAACAGGCAAAAAACTGATTCGGGACGGTGAGGGTTCTGATGATTATGAAGCGTATGCAGCGCATTATTGCCTGCAAAAGCTCCATATCCTGCCGTCCGAATATTTAAGTCTGCCAAAGGAAGAACGGGCATTTATCTGGGCGTCCTGTGTCGTGCACAACGAGGACGAAAAGGCGGCTCTGGATAAAGCAAAACGAGGGAGGTGAGTTCTATGGCACTGTCAAATACCGTCCAGCTGCGCGACGGCATGAGCAATGTACTCAGCCGTATCGCGTCCAACCTGAGTGCGGTCAACGACCGGTTTGAGCGGATGCAGAACCTGACCGAACAGGCGGCGCCGACCGGTCTGTATGCACAATTTAACAGCGAATTGACGGGTGTGCGTGAAGAACTCACCCGAACCGTGAGCGAAGTCGAGGAGCTGCGGAGCGGCATGACCTCGGCGCAGCCGCCGGCAGAGAACCTGACGGCATCGCTCAAAAAGCTGGGCACAGCGTTCCTCGGCTCCAAGCTGGTGAGCGGTATCGTGCGTATGTCAGACGAAATGACGCAGACCACGGCGCGTCTGAATCTGATGAACGACGGTCTGCAAAGCACCGCCGACCTGCAGGAGCTGATCTATCAGTCGGCTATGCGTTCGCGCGGCGCGTACAACGCTACGGCGGATGCGGTCGCGAAGATGGGTCTGCTTGCCGGTGACGCATTCAGCAGCAATCAGGAAACGATCGCGTTTGTCGAGCAGCTGAACAAGCAGTTCAAGATCGCCGGCACGTCCGCCGAGGGACAGGCAGCCGCCATGCTCCAGATCACGCAGGCCATGGGCTCCGGCGTGCTGCGCGGTGAGGAGCTGAACTCGGTATTCGAGCAGGCACCGACCATCATTCAGTCGATTGCGGATTACCTCGGCGTGTCGGTCGGTGAAATCCGCAGCATGGCGCAGGAGGGCGAGCTGACGGCGAGCGTTGTCAAGTCCGCGCTGCTGTCCTCGGCGGAGGAAACCAATCAGAAGTTCAACGAGATTCCGCTCACCTGGTCGGACGTCTGGACGCAGGCCAGCAACATGGCGATCATGTCGTTGCAGCCGCTGCTCGAAGCCATCAACTGGGTGGCGAACAACATCGAGATCATTGGTCCGCTGGTGCTTGCGGCCGCGGCGGCCTTTGCGCTGTTTGCGGTGGCGGCGAACTGGACAAAGATCTGCGCTGCGGCTACGAAGGCGCTGACAGCCGCGCAGAAAATGCTCAATGCGGTGATGTCGCTCAACCCGATCGTGCTGATTATCGGCTCGATCATCATTCTCATCGGCGTGATCGCGGCATACATCAACTACACGAACCGGGCAAAGAACGAAACGACGAGCGCCGTCGGCGTGATCTGCGGCCTGTTCGCGATGGCAGGTGCGTTCGTCTACAATATGTTCTATCTGCCGGTCTACAACGTCATTGCCGACCTTATCAACTTCCTCGGCAACGTGTTTCAGCACCCGATTGCGTCGATTGAGATTTTGTTTTTGCAGCTCAGCCAGTATGTTGTCGGCGTCATCCGCGGTATGGTGAGGACAATCGAGAAGCTCATCAATCTTATTCCGGGCGTGAAGATCAACATCACCAGCGGTCTGGACACGTTCTACGACAGCTACACCGACAGCATTCAGAAGATCAAGGATCAGTCCGGGTGGACGGAGTACGTTAAGCACAAGGAGAAGATCGAGTATTCAACGGCTTACGCCAACGGTTACAACTGGGGCGCAAACCTCCAGAACAGCATCTCTGAAAAGCTGGGTCTTGACCTGCCGGACGACCCGGCGACGGGTCTGCTGTCCAATATTGCGGACAACACCGCACAGATCGCGGATGATGTGAGCGTTTCCTCGGATGACATCAAGCTGCTGCGCGATATTGCGGAGCGGCAGGTCATCAACAAGTACACCACCGCCGAGATCAAGGTGGAGATGGTCAACCACAACAACATCTCGAACGAGATGGATCTGGACGGCGTAGTCAATCTGCTGGAAGCCAAGGTCACCGAGGCGCTTGTCACCAGTGCGGAAGGAGTGCACATCTGATGTATGAATTTTATATGAATGGTGTGCGCCTTCCGGTCACGCCGAGTGCGCTGACCATCAAGATCAGCAATCAGAACAAGACCATCAACCTCATCAACGAGGGTCAGGTGAACGTCCTGAAAACGCCGGGACTGTCGAAAATCAGCTTTTCGGCGCTCCTGCCGAACAGGGAATACCCGTTTGCGTGCTACCCGAGCGGTTATCAGCCTGCTCAGTATTACATGAGCAAGCTGGAAGCGCTCAAGACCGCCTGCAAGCCGTTTGAGTTCTCGGTTATCCGTATAGACGACAGCGGCGAGGAGCTGATGAGCGCACAGCCGATGACGGTATCCCTTGAAAGCTATGAGCTTGCTGAGGATGCCGGCAGCTACGGCGTTGACGTGATGGCAAAGATTGAATTGCTGCAATATGCGCCGTACCATACCAAGTCTATCGAGTTCAAGAAAAGCGAGAGCAGCAGCGGCGCCACCAAGAAAGCGACCGTCACGCAGAAGCGCGACACCACGACTGCACCGGCAGGTAAGACGTACACCGTCAAGCAGGGTGATACCCTGTGGGACATTGCCCGTGTGAAGTTGGGGAACGGGACTAAGTGGACGAGCATTTACAGCCTGAACAAGACGGTCATCGAAGCCGCAGCGAAGAAATACGGCAGGTCGAGCAGCAGTAACGGTTGGTGGATTTATCCCGGAACCGTGCTCAAGCTGCCGGGTTAAGGAGGGGAGAACATGGGTAAATATGTTTGGCCGTGTCCATCCTACTCGCGCATTTCGAGCGGCTACGGCAACCGTACCTGTCCGTTCCACGGCAAGGAATTCCACGACGGCGTTGACCTGGCAGCGGCAAGCGGCGCGCCAATCCTCGCGTTCGGCCCCGGCACGGTCACGAAGTCCGGCTGGTACGGTGGCTACGGCAACTACATCAGCATCGACCACGGCGGCGGCCTGATGTCCTTCTACGGTCATGCTTCGGCGCTCTACGTCAAGCAGGGCGCAAAAGTCACCGCCGGTCAGAAAATCGCGGCCGTTGGTACAACTGGCAGCTCGACTGGATGTCACCTGCATTTCGGTATGCACAAGAACGGCTCGTCCGTCAATCCGCTGAACTACGTTTCTTCCGGCGATACGCTCGCCAAGTATTCCGGCGCGAAGTCGGGCGGTACGGCAACAAATACGGTTAAGGCGCTCTTCACCGCCTATTATCCTGCGAATAATGCCATGGAGGGCGGTTTCCTTGACGCACTGGGAAACAGACTTGACCCGAGCAAGCACACCTGCGCTGCGCCGCCGTCTGTACCGTTCGGGACGAAAATCACCGTGCAGGGGACGGGAACGGCACTTGACGGAGTGACGTATACCGTCAATGACCGCGGCGGCATGATTCAGATTGAGAATGGCGTGTACCATTTCGATCTTTTGATGAGCAGCAATGCCGAGTGCAACCGCTGGGGCAAGAAGTACGGCAAAGCCGTCATCGGCGGCTCGGGCGGCTCGTCCGGCTCGACCTCTTCGGGCACGAGCACCGAGAAAGAGAAGAAGAAGGACATCACGACCGTTGTTGTTAAGTCTGTCACAGGTGCAGCAGGTACGCGCAAGGAAATCCTGCGGGATGCTCCGTCCTGCCAGATGCCGGGCGCGGAGCTGATCATCCAGAACAGGAACGGTCAGCTTCAGCAGCCGATGATCGAGGGCGACATCGTGTGGGAAACCACCCGCAGCGGCGCGGCGTCCTCGCTGACGTTTACGGTGGTCAAGGATGATACGCTCAACTTCCACGAGGGCAATCCGGTGTCGTTCCGGTTCAATGGCGCGAATGTGTTCTACGGCTACGTCTTTAAGAAGTCGCGCTCAGACAATCGGCTGATTAAGGTCACGGCCTATGACCAGCTGCGCTACTTCAAAAACAAGGACACCATCAGCTACACGAACAAGACCTATGCCGATGTGCTGAAAATGCTGGCTGCGGACTACGGCCTCAAGGTCGGTACCGTGACCGATACCAAGTACAAAATCCCGCAGAGGATTGAGGAAGGAACGCTCTTTGATATGCTCGGCAATGCCAGTGACCTGACCATCATCAACACTGGCAAGGTGTACGTCTTGTATGACGATTTCGGCAAGTTGTGCCTCAAACCCTACGAGAGCCTGCTCCTGCCGCTCTACATCGACGAGGACACGGCGCAGGGTTACAGCTACACCTCGTCCATCGACAGTGACGTGTACAACCGCATCAAGCTGGCGTGGGATAACGACGAAACCGGCGTGCGAGAGGTTCATGTGATGAACAATACCGCCAGCCAGAGCAAATGGGGCACGCTCCAGTATTACGAAAAGCTGGATAACGCCCTCAACACCGCTGACCTGCAAACCAAGGCAAAAGCGCTGATGAAATACTACAACGTCATCCACCGTGAGCTGACCATGCAGAAGGTGTTCGGGGATGTTCGGGCGCGCGCCGGTACTTCGGTTTGTGTCGGCATGGGCTTGGGTGACATCAACATCAAGAACTATATGTGTGTGGAGAAGGCTAAGCACACGTTCAGCAATGGCCTGTACACGATGGATTTGTACCTAAGCGGAATTCGAGGTGAGTTTAGTGCCTGATATGCAGCGGTTTATCAACACATTAAAACAGATTGCCGCGAACGAACGTCAAGCCGCTTTGCCGATGACAATCTGCTTCGGCAAGGTGATTGCACTCTCGCCGTTTCGTGTGCAGATCGACCAGAAACTTGTACTCACCAAGGAGTTTTTCATCGTGAAAAGCGGCGTGAGCGCATCCTCGTTCAAGGTGGGCGATGTGCTCATCCTGTTCCGCAATGAGGGCGGACAAAAGTACCTGATATTCGACAAGAAAGGGGCGCTGTAATGCTGCCGACAGAGTATAATGACGATCTCGTGCAGGACTTCGAGATTGAAACACAGCCTACGCGCACCTATGCGCTGCGGTTTGACGGCTACCCGTGTTCCGGCGGCAAGCTGGACGGACTGGAAGCCATGAAGCAGGCCATCTTCCTGATTCTTCAGACCGAACGCTTTCAGTACGCGATTTACAGCTGGAATTACGGTATTGAGCTGAACGCCCTGCTCGGTCAGACCATGACGCCGTATCTGCAGGCCAAGGTTGCCAAGGCGATTGAAGATGCGCTCATGGCAGATGATCGTGTGCTCTCGGTTGAGCAGTTCTCGTTCACCAAGGGAAAGCGCAGCCTGCTTGTGAAATTTACCGTAACCACGACCGAGGGCGACGTCGAGAGCGAATTTGAGTTTGGAGGTGAAGCGGCATGATCGGAAGGTATTCCGATGAAATGACGTTTGACTACATTATGAACCGTATGCTGGAATCCGTGCCGGATACGGTGGACAAGCGGGAAGGTAGTATCATCTATGACGCATTATCACCTGCTGCCGCAGAACTTGCAAAGGCGTACATGGAACTTGATGTTGTTATGGACGAAACCTTTGTCGATACTGCGTCCCTGCAATACCTTATGTTGCGCTGTAAGGAACGCGGTGTAACAATTCAGGGCGAAACGGCGGCTGTTATCGAGGGCGTGTTCACGCCGTCCAGTGTGGAGCTGACCGCCGGTCTGAGGTTCAACTGTGATGAAGTCAACTATGTAGTTACCGAGAAAATCTCGGCAGGTCACTACAAGCTGGAGGCTGAAACGCTCGGTACGGTCGGTAACAAGTACACCGGTCTGCTACTGCCGATCCAGACGGTGAACGGTCTGGAAACCGCTCAGATTGCGGCGGTGCTCATTCCGGCCGAGGACGGCGACACGACCGACACCTTGAGGGAGAAGTATTACGCCAGCATTGACGGCGAAGCGTTCGGCGGCAACGTGGCCGACTACCGCGAGAAGGTCAACGCGATTACCGGCGTGGGCGGTGTCAAGGTCTATCCGGTCTGGAACGGCGGTGGTACGGTCAAGCTGACCATTATCGCGTCGGACTACACAGCACCGAGCACCGAGCTTATCAGCAAGGTACAGACCGCCATCGACCCCGAGGACAATCAGGGTGAAGGCTTAGGCCTTGCGCCGATCGGGCACACCGTGACTGTCGCAGGTGCGAAGTATGCCGATATTGCTATCACAACCAATATCACCTTTGCGACCGGCTGGGCGTGGTCGAGCGCACAGTCGCAGGTGGAGAGCGCGGTCAAGACGTACTTTGCCGAGCTTGCGAAGGTCTGGGCGGACAGTGCGACGACCGTTGTCCGTATCTCGCAGATTGAGACGCATCTGCTTGCGCTCGACTGCGTGGTGGACGTGGAGGACACGACCATCAACGGCAGCGTGAAGAACATCGAGCTGGCAGCGGACGAAATTCCGCGGCTCGGCAGTATCGGAGGTGCGACGTGAGGAAGAAATTACAGGACTACCTGCCGCCAATCTTGCTCAAGACCTACGAGTTCCCGCTGCTGTGCGACACCGAGCAGCCGGAGATTGACCGTCTGCATGATGCCGCTGATGCGGTGCTCGACGCGCAGTTTCTAAGCACAGCAGGGGAGTACGCCATTCAGAGGTACGAGAAGATCTTCGGCGTTGCGCCGCAGGACACCGACACGCTCGACGAGCGCCGGTTTAAGGTGCTGACCAGAATCAACACGCAGCTGCCGTTTTCGGTGCGCCGCCTGCGGCAGCAGCTTGCGACACTCTGCGGCGCGGATGGGTACAAGCTCGAGGTGGGCGGCGGCAAGTACACGCTGACGGTCAAAGTCGCGCTGACCGCAAAGCGCAATCGGCAGGCGGTCGAAGAACTGCTCGCGGACATTGTGCCTGCGAATATGGTCTGCACAACATCGTTGCTCTACAACACATGGGAGCAGATCAAGCGACTGACGTGGGGTGAGCTGAAAAAGCTCACCTGGCGAGAAATTAAGGAGGAGGTGCTGCCGGATGGAGCAAACACCGAATTATAAGCTGAATAAACCCGGCTACGAGGAGTTTGGCGATGTTGAAGTGCTCAACCAGAACTTTGCCGCGATCGACACCGAGCTGAAAAAGAATGCTGACGCGGTGGGCGAACGTGTCAAGACCACCGAACTGGCTGAGAAGGTCAAGGAGAGCGTCAAGAGCGGCGGTCTGACCGCTGCCGATCTGGGCGCGGTATCGGCGAAGGATAAGGGCAAGGCAGGCGGTATTGCAGGTCTGGGCGCTGACGGAAAAGTGCCGAGCAGCCAGCTGCCGGAGATGGACTTTGATCCTTCCGGCACAGCGGCAGACGTAGTAAAGAAGCACAATGCCGCAGGCAACGCCCATAATGCGCTGTTTGCGAAAAAGCTCGACAAGCTGACCGGCAAGAAAGGGCAGTTTGCAGGCTTCACGGAGGATAACGTGGTCGGCGCGATGGATGCCCCCAACGGCGGCGAGACCGACAGCGGCGTGGGCGAGCTGCAGGACACCGAGATGGAGGTCGGCACGTTTACCAACGCGGGCGCGGGCTGGAATACGTTTAAGTTCCGTGAGGCGTTTGAAGGCGTGGTGCTGGTCAAGGACATTACCGCCGAGGGTTTCCTCTACTGCCTGCGCAAGCTGGCAACGGGCAGTTATTACACCGGCGGCTCGACGGGCACCAATCCGTCGCACAGCGCGACTACACTGGTCAGCGGCACAACGACCACGGCTGACAGTATCAAGATTAACTACATTGCCGTAGAGTATGGAGGCGAACGATAAATGTTAGCAAATCAGAGCGATTTTATGGCGTATGCGGGCGCGCTTAAGTCGAATTACCGCAAAGGCGTCCATAGATTGGAGACGATCCTTTCCAATCCGACCCATGCGGCGGAGTTTGCCGCCAACCTCGGCGGTGTGAGTGTGATTTTGGGCGTGCCGGTCAGCATGCCGGACCGCAACAGCGACAAGCTGCTTGAACTGCTGCTCGGCAGTGAGGTGGCAGACAATGCGGTAGAAACGTGGCTGCACCAGTTTTATGAGTTTACCGACTGGGATGATCTGCTCAGTGATTCCGCCCGCTGTCAGGAGATGGCCAACAACCCGCTGATCTGGCGTGCGGCCGGCGGCAGTAAGCTGGCGGTCGGTAAGTCCGTTGCTACGCTGGCGGGGCTGTCCTGCTCGGCGTATAAGGATATTGATGCGGTGGTGGCATCTTCTACCGCTATGGCGGCGATCCAGAAATCTCCGACCGCTCTCAACGCAATCGCTGCATCGAGCATGGCTACGGCTAAGTACGCAGCTGGTGCTGCGGGTCTGAATCCTGCCGACTACGCCGACATGAAGGCAGTAGCAGCATCTTCTACCG